TCATTTCTTTTTTTGCAATATACTTTTTCTATTTTTGATGCAATACCCTCATCCCATCCAATTGCATTTGATTCTAAAATACATGACAAATATGATTGTTTGATAAAATACTGATATGGTTCACTGTGTTTTTCATATAACAGTTTTTTTAATTTCAAAATAGAAATGGGTGTTATTTGTTGACAATTACCAATGCTTAGATAAAGCATTAGTAATGTAGATATTTTTTCTTTTGTATTTGATGGGTTATCTATTGATAATAACACTGAAATATCTTGTAGTGGTAATTTCTTCTTTGTTAATCTCCAATAAATAGACATTTCTTTTTTTATGTCATGTATCCATACTTTACCTGTACTTAACAGGTTTTCAATTGCAGTAAGCTCATTGTCATAAAAATCCCTATCAACAATTATCTTGAATTCTTGTTTATGAGTAGCAAACCACAAACATTCTATTTTGAATTTATCATCCCATGAATAAAATTCATTAGTGATTGTCACCAATGCAACATCTGTCTCTCTCATTAATTGTGAAACAATATTTAATAAACCATCTAATTTTAGCTCAATACAACCCTCTATCGAGTCATTATCTCCATTAATAACAGATATATTATCGCATAGAATATATTGACTATCGTTTGATAGTGTATTATATATCTGCTTATCCAAAACAAAAACCTTTTTAAAAGGTCTTGTTTCGCTAAAATCATCTGTAACACAATAATTAACAATCTTTTTATTGGCAGAAATTCTAATATCTTTAAATTCTTCTGAAAACTGAAATTCTGAGACATCTTCACATAAAAAACATATCTCAGAATTTACACCGTGTTGTATTAACACTAATTATCTTCCTTCAGTGCTTCTTGAATATATTTTGGCAAAAGATGCTGAATTTTATTAATATTGCCGTCAATAACGTGTGTTATCGCTGAGTCTTCTTTATGACGCACACTCCGACCACATGACTGCGAGAATGTTCTCGCAACTTGAATCAAATACCACACATAAGATAATTCCATTTTCTTTTTAATCCATTTATCACCAAGATTTGCAAATGGCATCTTAAATATTATTTGAAATCTCGATAGATCATCTGCTAGATCAACACCTTCCGTCATTGAAGGGGATAATAAAATTCCGTTTTTTGTTGACTTTAACTTGTTAATATTAAATAGTTCTCCTCTTTTTGGTAAGATAAAACGTTTAGCGTGCCGCGATTTTGATTCAATTAATTTTTGATTTGAATATGAAACAGTGTGGATAAGCCCACGATCCTCAATATGAAAATCAAGAATTTCATCCATTTTTTGTATGTATAAGTCAACTAATTGAGAGAAATTACCATTATTTAACCCTTCCAAATTATGTAACATAATGAGTCGATTTTCAACAGGAAATGGACTGCTCAAACAATCAAAACCAAAATTGGTAATCCCCAAGTTTGCTGCAAATTCTTCAACACCACAAATCGTTGCGCTCATTAACAATACATATTTGCTGCGATCAAACAATATTCTCGCAATGTGTCGAGGCTCTAATGGCTTCAATATCGCTTTTACAAGGTCTTCACTGCCATTATTTTCAATGCTATACATCTTAATATAAGATGATGGATTTGATCTAAAAATCTGCAACAAAACCTCTAATCTTTTCAGATATTCAATATGCGATTTACACTTAGACAGGTGGTCTTCTTTACCAGAAAAGATTAGTGTTGTTTTGCTACCACGTTTATGTTTTAAAATTTCAGATGTTAAACGCTTATACATTAATCCGATGTTATAAATAAAATCATCAAGAAAAAACAAATTCTCAGTCTGACCTGAAATATAACTTCTCATCTCTAAAAATCCCCTACGAATTTTAGATGCAGATTCATTGTCAACTTGAATTTTTTTCATGTATTTAAATAAACCATTGACTTGCTCTGACTCCAATTCAATTGAATAATGTGTGCAAATTAAACTCTCCATGTTATGAGCTTCATCAGCTATCAGTAAATTACTATTTATTTCTGCATTCATTAAATAGTAAGCATAATTAGTAATCCCTGTCGGTGCGTTAATAAATGCGTTAAAAGCATTAAAATAATCACAACGTCCTATTGAGGGACATGACCTTCCGCCACAATCAATATCGTTATAATGAGTAGATGCAGCACCCTTAAACAAGGATATTGCACAATCATAATGCTTTGAACTTTCGATATTTTTCATATCGTCGAAATCAGAAGAATATTGTCGTTGCAATAATCGGTTGCATGTAATAATTTTACTGTTTGGTACAGTGAAATAATTAATAACATTTGCAACAGTTTTAGCAATAACTGATTTTCCAATACCTGTTGGGGCTTCTAGTATATAGAATTTATTGCCGTCTATTAAGAAAGAAGATAGAATCTTCATAATAATTTGAAATTGACCATCATTAAATTTCTTGTGTGATGGAAATTTCAATTTCACCTGTTCTTCAATTTCTTCTAAAGTGATAGATTGGGCGAAGTCGCTCATTGATAATATGACCTTTTAAATTAAGTTGTGTTGTCGATAGAGTTGCATATTGAACTATATGGGCAGTACATACAACTCTCATTTGCTCTGCCGACAATTATATCAGAAGGTGAAGTTGAACGCAATATTTTCTCGCATTTATTTATCATAAACTTAACAAGCGTGGGTTCATATTCAACTGTTCTCACCTTAATATCAGATGTATTCTTATTGTAGGCTATAAGAAATGAAGGTTTGTAATTATTCTCATAATACATATACATATTAAGCTGACACCAATAAGAAAAAAACAATGATTTGATATTCCCATCGCAAAACATTTCAAACTTATTCTGATTCATCGTTTTTATATCGAATAAACGACATTCACCATTAATCTTAACCAAACCGTCACAATGCCCACGAAATCTATTTGCAAAATCAGTGTATGTATTTTGCTGACCTGATATTCTCAACCCGCCACTATCCATTAAATGAATAACTTCTTGCTCTAAGATATGCCCCATCCTAAAAATTCTATGCAATTTATCTGCCGTTTCTTTTTGAGTGATTTCAATTCCATTATATTCTTCTATTTTATTGAATTTAAACCACAATAATCTAGGACAATTGCTAATTTCAGACATTCCCAAATAATGCTCTCGCTCATAAGAGAGTATCTTTATTTCTACAGGCTTATTTAGCCTACTTCCTTTGTTTATAGCATTTTCAATAATTTGAGGATCGCGATTTATTACTAACATTTAGTAGCCATTTATGAGTGTTTTCTTTGTATTTGTCATACAAATCTTGATTTAATTTGCTTTTATATCTTAAAAACTCTTCTGGGTCTGGTTGAATATCGTCTATCTTTGGAAAAACGATACTGTTATGCTGAGAAACAAAAGGAAACAGATTTATAATGTTTTTTATATTTTCCTTATTCAAATATTCGTTATCAAAGGCACAATATATTTCCTCAAATTCAAAATTCCTTAATATATCCATTTGATAATCTGTGATTACCGAACCCAAAACAGCGAATGGATTTGGATAACCCATTATCCTTAATGCAATAGCATCAAACACGCCTTCGCACAATGTGATCGCATTTAATGATTGTACACTATTCACATCGAAAAGTAAATGATCGGGCGAATACGGTATTTTATCCCCAACGCTTGTATAATGCTTTGGTTTTAATAAATCCGTAAAACGCAATTGAAATTGAAACACCTCACCATTAAACAAAAAAGGAATAAAGATTGCATCTCGATAATACTTCGCACTCTTTAGCCCTAAAAAATCAGAAATTTCTAATATAAACGGATTTCTATTTTCCAAATAGATTTTGTGTCTATCAATTAATGGTGTAATAATTATCTCTTTGTTTGATAGCTCTGCTTTTGCGAATGATTGGTGTGTCTTTTTTTGTATTATTTTTGTTGTTATTGTTGTTGTTATTAATGTATTGTCTGCAATCTTGACAGATTGATTCCCTGACAAGTAATCACTTGCATCATCTAATTCTTCTAATACACTCTTTCCTTGTACAAAAAAGGCAGTATGACAACGATAACACCATCCCTTCTTCAAAGCGTGATTAAACGATAGAGTTCCCTCGTCATCCGATTTGTTTATTTTTATGATGCAATTAGGACAGTAATATCTGGTAACATTGCCACTTGATTTAGATATTTTTAGTGAATTTAAATCTATATGTTTTGCTGTCTTTTTAATCTCTTTCATAATTCAATCAGTATATCATATATGCAAATCAGAGTCAACCAACAAATCACTAAGGATACATAACGCAAACGCACCGCTATTGTAATTTAATATAAATAGCGGTGCGTTTGATGTTACAATGAATTTAATACGCGAATGAAGTGATTTAATTCTGAATACTCTGGTGCTTTTGCTTTAGCTTGAGATTCGTTTGTTTTCTTATTTTCACCCTCTATCACAACTCTCATTAATTTATAAAATATTTCTATCCAATATTGTTTTTTATCTATTAACCCTTGCAATATATCCATCGCAAACTCCCTGTATTTATCATCTTCATTTGGATATTTGTCAAGTAATTTTTGCATCAATAATGATTTATTATTTACATTGGTTTCTATAACTACAGGCAGAATCTTTAATAAGCTGCAAACACACGACACGGAGTCTTTTCTATTGAAAAAAGACGGATTCGCACTAACCCAATCGCTTTTTGTGTCGGCTCTACATCCACAACCACAACCTTCTTCCAATTTCTGTTGAGGTTTATTTCCAAATAAAACCCTTTTTATAAATCCAATTTCTTTTGGAAAATTAATATTCAAATTCATTATACCACAAACATGTTCTAAATCATATTGTTGATTTGTTTTTTTCGCATGATCATACACTGTTTTTATGAATTCCTTATTCTTCTTAAATTCTTTGATATTCGCAACATTATATTCCCATGCGTGCAATATGTATGACAATATTAATTGTAATGAAGGAAGTAGTTCAGATTGTTTTTCTGGATTAACCTCTCTTCTTATTTTTTCCATGTCTATTAAATTCAACTTTTTAAATAACGCATTAACCACAAACGCAAAATCATCATTCTTTATTTCCACGCCATTTGAGGGTTTGTGGGTTTTTATTTGAAAATATTTAGGGTACTCTTTAGTATCAATGCTACGAATTTGCTTGTCAATATCATTGAATAAATCCGAATATCGGTTATTTTGTTGTGGTTGTGGTTGGGTATTATCAACAAGATTATGTTGATTTCTTTGAGTTACCAAATCAATCAGTTTATCTGTATTTATTCTTACACCTAATTTATATTCCCATTCTAAAATTACATCGTATTTGTTTTGAAATTTATAAACTTCAAATGTGGCATCAACTTCATTGGATAGTTTATCATAACCACCAAATAAAGGAATTTCTAAGCCTGTTGAATAATCAACATATACAACATAGTATTTAGTATCATCTATTGCTTTAATTGATTTTTTCAAAAGCAGATTTAATAATCTAGCATTGTTTTTTATTTTCATTTTTGTTTACCATTTTAGTAATTATTTTCTTTTTGTATTATCTCCTTGCTATATTTTGGAAACTAAGATTAGACAAATTCTTGAGATAATACATTATTTTATATGAATTTATTGTTTTTGTCAAATTTGTATAAAATTTTTCAGTATAATGTGATAAAAAAAACAGTTGACTCACTGTTATAATAATGTTATGATAACACATCATCAATTCGATTGACACGATCCCCGCGACACGTTACAATATTGCATGTGGCACGGTAAAAAACACCGTGCCAATGTTGCACACGCCACGATTGCATTGTGTCGATATTACATACAACATGAAAAACCACTCATGTTGCTATTGTCACCACATCAAAAAGGAAAAAAAATAATGAACAAAACCGATCATGTAAAAACTTGGATTTTTGGTGAAACAGGTACGGCTATTTTCCTACAAAATAATGTATATTCTAAGGTATCACGTCGCAAACACACACCTGAGATTTGTAGCGGAAGAGAAATAGATTTGCAATTAGATATATGTAGAGAACCCATTTGTTTAACATACATTCCACCATTACCTGTATTATTAGAACAACTGCGTCAGTTATATGCAAAATATACCTCACTTGTGTTTTTTCTTAATGGTATGGATAAAACATTAGGTGAAAAATTACAACGTGAATGTATTGGTCATGTTGATAAATTATTTGCCAACGATGATGTATATCAATTCGTGTGTCATAGGGTATTATACCACAAAACGACAAAAGAAGCTGATTTAGAAAATGCAATTATATACTCTAATACCAGTAAAACTAGGGAATTGTATATGCGGATTATGAATAACACAGAAAGTAAAACTTTGTTATTTGGGGAAGTAGGTCAGGCGTTTTATTGCGATAATAACCAATGGTTTAAGATTTCAGTGAGGGATGAAACACCATTGCAATGCAACCCAAGAGATATGAATATATTGTATGATGTTTGTTATGATTCCCCAGTTATTTATGATCATTTAATACCACCAAAAAAATTATCAAAAATGCTATTTGATTTATATGAGAAACATACGGCATTAGAATTCTTTTTGGATGGGTTAAATACTGAGTATGACAATCAATTACGCATTAATTGCATTAGAAATGTTGAGGAAACATGCAGGGAGAATCCAGATGTTTATAGTTTTTTAGAATCGAGGGTTTTGAATAAACCGAAATTACCTGATTTTTGTGGTAAAGATTTTGCTATTGCATCATCGGTTTCTGATGACATAAGAAAACTATACACACAAATTAACTAGAAAAAGGTCGCTATATTGGCATGATATAGCGACCTTTTTTTTAAAGTAATATTTTCTTCATTAATTCATAGTTTTTCAGAAAACTTTCTATACTATCTATCTTAAACAGTATTCTCTCTGATAGGTTGATAATTCTATCAATATCAACCGCTTCTTGTTTTAGAAAGCTATATATTTTTGCTTTCAATTCATATATTTCATTAGTCACGGTATTCAATAAAATACCATTATGAAAATTCAATATATCTTCATTTTCTTTTGTAAAAATAACAAAATAATTTTCTAGTAAATCTATATCTGCAAACATAACCAATGGTTTGCCTTGATCATATTCATTTTTGTAATTAAAGAAATAGTTGTTTATTCTTCTCAGGATTTTTTTTAAATTTTCGTTGTCTTTCATGTCGTTTTATCTGTAGATTATTGATATATTTTCCGTTAAAGAAAACTTAGCGTTCTTGCTTGCTAGAAATAATTTCATTTTACCATACAAATCCTCCAAATCAGATATTAGAAATTCATAATTTGAGTCAATATAATCAATGTATTTAAAAATATATCCCGCTACCAATTCAACATTAATGATATTTGCATCAATAATTAAGTTCTCAAAATTATTAAAAAGAGATTCACTATATTCTCTCTTTAATTGTACGTTATACAATTCCAATAAATTGTGATTAACAATTTTGCATTTTTCCGTAAAATCTGCGTTGTGGATTTGCTGATTTTTTATGTATGATATAACTGAGCTAACAATATATAAAAAATCAGTGTATTCTATATTGCTTCTATAACACCTTAATTCCTCGTAACTTTTTCTATATAAATTCATACCGTTATTCGTCAATTATTTTCGATTGATTTAATCTTTCAATTGCCATATTAAACATTTTCATGTACAATTCGTAGGGTACTTCTTTGCTTATTTTATAATCATACACGCCCGTTATAGATGATAATACATTATCATCCTCTTTAAAAAGCAAAAAAAAACCACCACTTGTAATTGGTATAAACATAATAAACCCTTTAAATAGTTTTAAGAATTACAATTATATTAAATCCGCTTGATATATACTTACTCACTAAGAGAACAATATCATCTTTGATTTTATCATTGAAAATTTCAACTATAATTTTAGTTTTTTCTTTTTTTAAGATTTTCACATTAAAACCTCGTTTAAAACAAGAACGCAATTCTTTAGTTATAACACCTTTTATTGTTTTCAAAGAAGTATTGCCACTATTTAATAGTGTATATATTAACTCTAAATACAAAAATGTGCTTCTTACACCTTCCTTGTAATTAAAGGAAAGAATCTTAACTGGTTTTTGCAAACAATTTGATAGTATTAATTCATACCATATTACTGAATATGGAGTGCAACCTGATTTTTCAGCATATTTTAAACTGTCATTGAAGTTGCATATAATACCGATATCGTCTGCTTCTATCTTGAGATATGGATTGCTTTCTTCTTGTTTTTCAATCTCGCTATCATCTCTGATTATTACTGATTTTAATGGTATATTTCTATTAATACTTTTTTGTAAATACATGTATGTTGCAACAATTGAATTATACAACTAATGTAGATAGATAATCTAAAGTGCTTCTTGCTATACTGCTTTGATTATCTGATGGTTTTTGATTTATATCTTCTTGTTTATATTTGAAATTTGCACCATATTCCATATCGTTACAATAGCCTAAAGAATGCAGTATCGGGATTTGATGTTCTAATCTGTCGCCAATATCAGTTCTATACATCAATGAGTTTGGAATTTCTATGGTTTTCACTAATTTATATGCTCTATCTTGGGATTCTTGAACAGAACCTCCTACTCCAACACAACACATAATAAAACCGCCTGTTGTTGCAAATTCATTTACTTGTTGTATTTTGCCGTCGATAATTTCAGGCACTTTAGTTTGCATAGCCAAAAACAATTTAATGAATTTTCTATTTTCTTTTGTTATTCCAAAAATTGGTATCCCAACCTGTTGTTCAACTGGTATTTTATCATAAGGATAATCTGGTTGCGATAAAACAACACATGTAGCTACACTTTCATCTACTCTCAGTGTATCTTTACCTTGAGTTAAATCCAATAAAAACTGAGCAGGATCGCCTTTGTGTAATGTGCTTTGTAATGCAAATGTTGGATATCCGAATCTAGTAGTAAATTCTAGTGGATATGCTATCCCCTCATTGCTTACAATGCAATTTACATCTATATATCCAATATATTTTATTTGCTTTAAATAGCTCTCTATTTTAAATAGAACGGATTGAGCTAGTTTTGATTTAGCACCTAAAACATATCTGCCCACTGTACCCTGCTCGTATGTAGCAACACCCAAATCATCATTCATGAGCTTTTTAAATTCAAAATTTTCAAACACATATCTTGAAAAACCTGATTTATAACTAAACCAACTACCAACAGCCATTTCCACTCCTTTAATAAATTTCTGCAAATAAAATTGCGATGGTAGTTTGCCTAGTTTTTCCCAATAACTCAACATAAACAACAAATCTTTATTATTTCTACTGACATACGTCATGGATTTATCAATAGTTTCGCCGGGCGGTTTAAAAACAAATCTTTGATCTGAATTATTGACAATATATTGTTCGCATTCATACTTAGTATTGAATTTTTTACATGGAATAGTATTGAAAATATTATATTGTTTAAGAATATCAATCCCAAATTCTCTATCGGACTCTAATTTACTACCCAAAGAACCCGCACCAACAACTGGATAATTGCCCGATATCAACTTATCTACAAGTTCATTTTTGTAATTATTTGTAGCAAATAAAATCAAATCCTTACCTTCTAACTTATCTTCCCATGAAGAAGATATTTCCAATAAACCGCTACCTGTTAAATTATTTCTATCTGTACTTTCGATATAATATGTTATGTCATGACCAATTGCCATGCAAGACAATGCAAAATCCAATAAATTGTAATTCTGGGGATCAACAATTAATATTTTCATTATAAGCTACTCCATTATTGGTTACGCAACATATAATGATTATATGTTTTTTCTAAGTTTTTAATCATATTGCAGTAATACCATTTATAATAAAATAACCATTGCAGCGAATCAAACCAATTACTAAACAGATCATCCATACCAGAAATTGCATGTGCATTAATTTCATTCAGATAAACTGATTCATGTTTACCACGCTCTGAAAGGATTTTATCAATCTTTTTAGTATTATACTTTCCAATTTCACTATTTACTTTATCTCTATATTCACTGTCATGATAATACATCGAGTGAGCAATTTCATGCAGTATAGCGTCTGATTTTTTTGTTACATAAGCTATGACATACTCAACACTATTCATAGACTTTAAAAGTCTAACCAACAATTTCTCATGTCTATTCAACACCTTGCATTTTTTAACAAAATCAAATACTATTGTTTTTGGTATATTAAAACCATCCCAATTATTCATATAATCTATATCATATTTGTTTTTATATGAATCTATAATTTCTTCTAAATTATCTACAATAACGTCCTTAAAATCTTTAGATTCATAATATTCTTGAATTCTCGCAAAAGCATGTATAATTTCGGCATTATCTCTACCGAAAATAACAAGGGTTTTGCCATTATGCAATGTGTGTCTTTGTAATCTATCGTCCATTAAAATCTCCCAAAAAATAATTATTGAAATTAGCAATGAATAACAATTCAACTATTATCTAGGGTTTAAAACACAACATTATATATGCTTTTTTTATCAAAGTCAACTTTGATTAAAGAATCCGAATAAGGAAAATTTTGAGCATGAGATATGATAAATACGTGATTAGCATCAATTAATTTTATTGATTGCAACACCTGCTCTGTATCAGAATCCCCTAAAAACTTAAATGTCTCATCAAATGCCAACACACCAACCTTTCCTAATATCCCATATAGCTTTTCTAGTATTGAAATATCTATTATGGTTTGCTGACCGCCGCTACACATATCATACTTTATCCACTCATTATCTACTTTAAAATCAATATCGAAATCTGGTCTTACATCACCGTTTGTTAATTTTTTAATAGAACGAACATTAATATGATTGTTTGAGAATATTTGGGATAACTCATTTAAAATCGACAGTAGAATCTCACCTTTTGGAGAAAACAATTCTAAATATTTCGACAAATCCACTAGATTAGCCTCTTTTATTGCAAGAGAGTGCTGAGTATCCTTTAGAGTTGCCTCATCTTTTTCTATTTTTTCAAGTGAAATCTGATATTTGTTTTTTAATATAAGCAACTGATTAAAGCCAGCATTTTCCTCCTTCAACTTCATCACTTCTTGGTAGGCATTTATCGGCTGTACATTATGCTCTTCACAAACAGCAAGAATTTTGTGTTGTAAAGCCTCTATTTGGTTTTCAGAAGTAGTTATAATATCTTTTGCAACAGCTAACTTTCTTTGATTGTTTTGTTGTTTTATGAAATTATCTTCTTCTGCAAGAATCAACGAAATCTTATTGTCAATTTCAGATATAAGTGATTTAATTTTGTAATTTTTTAATTCAACACTGTCTATATCAATACTTTCTACAGCTTTTTTACCTTTTTCCAATCTGTTTTCGTTTTCTGAAATACTCAAATCTGTTTTTTGTTTTAGAGATTCTATTTCTTCTGCATTTAACGAATGTCCGCAAGCATGACATTTTGATTCTTTTAAGACATCTCTTTGTTTTTTTAAAATATCAACATTTAACTGAATTTTATTGATTTCATTTTTATATTTTTCTAATAATTTTTGTCTGCGTATTAATTCCGATGTCGATTCTTCTAGCAAAGACAATAAGTTATTTTTTTCTAATAGTAACGGTGTTTTATCCGTTGATTTTGACAATAACTGCGGCAAATCAGACAATGATTCAACAATTTTACGATTAATCTGTTGCTGTTTAGAATGCGATTCTGTTTTTTCGTTTAACTCTATTATCAAAGAATAAATAGATATTAATCTCAAATTATCTGCAATTAATGATTGATAATCAATATCACTATTCCAATGCGCTATCTGCTCTTTTCTTGCATTTATTGTCGCTGTTTTACTGTTTATTTCATTTGAAATTAAACTAATCTCATTTTTTAATTTAGCGACATCATCAACAACTAATCTATATATCTTATCTAATATATCTAAGTTTAGAATGTCAGATATTAAAGAAACGCGTTCAGAATAAGAATAACTGCTTAAAAAACCTTCTCTACGCTGATTAAAGAAAAAAACATTAAATAGCTTTAAAAATCTTAAATTATTTGAAATGTGACTTTTTATGCTGGATTGATTTTCAGACTCAATTAGTTTGTTGTTAATTTTATATATCAAGTAACCGCTATTTTTGGCATAACCTCGCTCAATATAATGTGTATGCCCTTGATACGCTATCTCAATAGACACGCTCATTGATTTTGAATTCAGCTTAACCAAGTCCTTCAGATTGATAGAGTCTTTTGCATCTAAGAAGACATACCTAATAGCATTAATTAATGTTGATTTTCCACTGCCAACATCTCCCTGTATCAGTGTAATACCTTCTTTTGGTAAGAACTTTAAATATTCAACAGATCGAAAATTCTTCAATTCAACAGAATTGATTGTAAAATCGCAATCAATAAAAGACTCAATCCCATCTTTTATTTTATTAAAATAATATGAATGAATTGCTGACATATTAAGTTGAGTCAACGCCTACTATTATATAGGACGCTTCTCGATTAAATCCGTGCATGAGACTTTCACCTCACACGGCTCCCGAATTTGTTAGGTTTATCAGACCTTTGCTATACGTGGAGTGGATTTCTATGTGACATGAGCGATGTATTGCTATTAAGTTTTTAGGCTTGTTGTCACTGTGATTTCCATTTATATGGTGTAATTCAACTGGTTGTTCTCCCGTTAAGTACATACCACATTTTCCACATTTATTACCCTGCTTCTTTAGTGCTTTGGCTGTTTGATTATCGTACAGTTTGGAATTTCTTGCTGACCAATACATCATATCGCCGTCATAAGGGGATTTATTTCCCTTTACACTTACAAAGCTAAACAAGCTATAATCTACTGTTGGGAATGCTTTTTGTATTAGACTGTTCGTCTGATACACTGTTGCATTCTTGTTTTTATGCAGTTGTTTCCACGTCCATTTATTTAGATTCCATAGTCCGTTATTTCCTGTCATATCACAGTATTTATGGTAGTTTCTCCAGCCACGTATAATTGGTGCTAGTTTTACTACCTTTTCACTTGTTGGTAATCCGCTTTTAGTGATTAGATTTTTCACTTTCTTTGTCAATTCTTCTCTGCTTTCATTTGTAGGATAGCAGGTTAATTTGCCATTGGGTTTGTTAATAAACGTCCACCCAAGAAAGTTAAAACCTTTGGTTGTTGGTGTTACCCGTGTTTTCTCTTCATTTATTGTCAATCCTCTTTCAGTTAAGAATATTTGCAGCTTGTTTAGTATCGCTTTTTCATCATCGGTTGGTTTTAGAAATATTACCACATCATCTGCGTATCTTATTGATGGGTGTATGTTTTCTATACCGTTTAATGCAATGTTTGCTAACAGCGGACTAATTATTCCACCTTGTGGTGTGCCTTGTGATGGGAATTCAGGGTTTATTCCAGCTTTTAGTGCTAGTTTTATTCCTTTTATCGCCCATTTTGGAGCTATCAGTTTTTCCAGTATTGATTTATGTTCGATTTTATCGAAGCATTGAGATATATCTAATTCCAATACACGTTTGTCTTTTCCATTGGAGTTGCTTCTCAGGTTGACAAACACGTTTTTCTGTGCATCGTGTGCACTTCGACCTGTTCTAAACCCGTAACTTCTTTCATGTAAAGTGACTTCATGTGCTGGTTCTAGTGCCAATTTCAGAAGGCATTGATAAGCTCTATCTGAGATTGTGGGAATTTTTAGCATTCGAGTTTTACCATTCTTTTTCTTGATTGGGATTTCTCTGAGTGCTTGATGTTTCCATGTTTTCCACATTCTCAATCTTACTATCAATTCCATTCTTTCTTTTGGTGTTAATGCTATTATTCCATCAATACCTGCTGTCTTTTTACCTTGATTCAATTGTGTTACTTGACGTACTGCTATTATCTTTGCTGATTGAGAGTTGAGCAACAACTTTTGGAGTTTACGTGCTGACCGTAAATCACCTCTAGCGGTAGCTTTATAAATTCGCTTTTGCAACTTAAAGACTGTTATTTGAGCAGTCTTGAACTCACTATGATTAGTAATCATGTGTCTAATTCCATTGTTGTTAGTTTGCAAATTCATTCTCAAATCCTTGTCTCAATTACGAGACATCTTACCCGTCTTGAGGGATTCCGATTCTCATCTATCCTACTGATAACGACCAAGTTACCAGACCTTTCAGACGTTTTTATTTGTTCCGATGTGCAACCATACTGTTCTTTTAGATGCTGCCATTTTCCCCACATCCTACTCAGCATTGCTAGTATCTAAACAATAATCTAGCGAGTATTGGATATTCTATAGTTTCTTTTGCTTCACCTTTATTTCTATAGTATAGTTGGAGACTTTTTCAGGCAATTGTTTGTACACCATTTCATCATGAGAACTAAGCTAACGGCAGTGTGGGCTTCAGGTGAGTCCTCTGATTCCGTCCTATTCCCAGCTTCAGCTTGATAGAATTGAGCTATCTCCCTGTGGGTAGGTCTGCTTCACGTCCATGCCGGGACGGGTGGGTTTTCACCACTTTACACATCAGTTCAATTGATTTTATCTTCTAAATCAATTGGGTAGCTTATGTATTAGGCTACCAACAAATCGCACTGTTTATCTATATATGCTTGGATTAAATCCAATATATTTAGTTTGTTATATATATGCTTTCTTGTGATCTTATCTTTACTTTTAGATACAATTAATTCTTCATAATTAGATTCGCTGTCTTTTTTAAAGACTAAAAATTTATATTTTTCAGATACCGTTGGGATTCGATACCATTGTTGCGTTTCTATATTGCAAACAATATAAGCATTATCTTCACAATCCCCAAGAGAGTGTTGTATAATTGCACCCGGTATCACTACCTTGCCATTATTCAATACTTGATATTTATGAATATCACCAAAAAAACCCACATTAAAATAATCTAACGAAATATCATTACCTTTAACACTATATCCACTACTTAATAGTGATCCGTTGATAGTTTTATGGCTAATCAAAATATCAACTTGTTTTTTATATGATCTGTCGTTTATCCACGATAAATCATAGTTATTTTCCCAACCATTAAATCCTATTTCAACATCACCTATCCTCAATATATCCTTATGAAGATAATGAACATTGTCTATTTCTTCAAATAACGTTAAATACGTGTTTTCATGTTTACATACTGTAGTAGAAGAAAGATTAGACCTAGTATCTAAATCGTGTTGACCTGCCACTAAATAAACTTTTGCTACTTTACTTACAATCTTTAAAAATTGTTTTGCAACATTTGAGATGTATGGGTGTGGCGATGATTTGTTTAAAAAATCACCACAAATAAAAAGATATTCACATTTTTCATTTTCGATAACCTCTTTAGTTCTATAAGCTAATTTTATAAATTGATTTAATCTGAATTTAGCATCATTTTCTAAGTTGTGTTCTCTATAATCATCAATATGAACATCAGCGATTATTAATGCTTTTGTCATAAAATTAATCTTGTTGGAATTGTCTGAACAACGACAAACAGCATATAGTTTCTTATACACTGTTTGTTTAAATGTTAATTAAAAAGGAACATCATCATCAAAATTTGATTCTGAGACAGAATGTGTTAATGCTTTAATATTATTATCCAATGCAGCTTTAGAGCTAGGAACAGGTACGGTAGGTACGGTAGGACGACCTGTCGCACTTTCACATTGTGTTAAATAACTACATTTAATGCAGTCTGTATCTCCTTCCGAGAAGCTACCAAAACATGTATGCTTTTGATTTGCTTGCGATGACATATTTACAACTACTGCGTTAGTATTATCAATTGGAAGCAGTAAATCTTCACGATTTTTCTGTCTAAAAATAGCATTCATTTGAGATTTGGCGAAATTAAATGCTGCCTTCTGTTTATCTGCATCATATTTATCTTCAACAATAACTTGTTTTACATTCGACTTCCCAAATAACATTGTATCTTCTGGTTTGATTTTCCCTTCCTTCACGTCAGAAAGTTCTTTCTTTAAATCATCGCTGTATTCACAATTATCATCTGATAACGACAAAACCAAACTGATCAATTTTTTTGATTTTGGGTCTTTAGGCTTTTCTAAAGACGCTTTAAAATTTAATGTAAAATAAGGTGCAACATCAATTCTAGGATCGATTGACTTGATAAATTGCTCATTATTCTTTTTATTCAGATAAAATTCGAGCGAAGCGTTAATAGATTCGTGCGTTTTTTTATTAACTTTGGCTACAAAAAGCATACGATTATTTAATTTTGGTAAATAATCTACACTGTTATTATTTTCTATGTAATCAGAAGGAAACTGATGAACATACATTAAATACAGATATGTTTTAGTTGGTTGAATTCCTTTTTGCAATTTCTTTTCTACATTAGACTCAAAAAACTTATCTTCCAGACCATTACTGTTAAATGTTTTGCCTTTAGATTTTAAATATTCAAGTTTCTTATCGTCTGATGGGGGAAGGTCTAATATCTTAAAACGCGTTCCACAAATATCACAATATTCTTCATGACCATTTCTTCTTTCTGGAATGAGCCTTAAAAAGTTCATACAAGGAACGCTACCTTTATCTGTTTCATGATATACAATATGTCTATGAAATGGATTTTCATCAATATTATAATTGAAATCAATAATTGATTCCTTGCTGCCACTTTTTAAGTATTGCTCTAACAAATCAATAGGAAAAAATCGAACCAACCATTCTCTACTTTCCATTGCGGGAATTGTGTACGGCATATAGCCAACTGCTACTTTTTGTGTATTAGAATGATTTGAAAAATCATTCACAGCTTCTTGTGGTGTTTTTACTGTTCTATTTAATGTTATGCTCATTTTATGTTTTCTCTTTATATGGATGATTTATAATATTTATTAAGTTTAATAGGTCTTGTGAGTTAAATAATAATTCATTTATATGTTTAAAAATATTTAATTGTCTAATTATTTCATCGTTTAATATCTCATAGTTTTTTTCACTTTTTTCTTCATTTGAATTTCTCAAGAGCATCTTATGATATTTAGACGATATATTAACATAGTCAGATAAAGAAGTCAATAGATAATTTTCTAAAATCGGATTAACCTGTAATTTACCTGTATCCATATCAACGGTAGTTGCTAAATATCCTAAAAACTCGTTTTCACGTACAGTTAATTCACTTGTACATCTATCGGTTAGTTTTTCAGCCAATCCATTAGCTTTTTTTACAGCATTAATCAATTCGTCTGTAGTTGGTATTTTTATTTCTGTACCACCGTAAAATTCACAAAATTGAAATAATTTCTTTATATCTCCAAACATTAATAGCAGTGACGTAATAGCGTTATTGTTTTTATAATACGAACTTAAAAACAATATCTTAGATAAATCATTGGTAAAATAATCTCTACATCCATGTAACTTTAGTATTTCATTGAATTTCAAATATACGGATATAGATTCAGCGTTTGATAATATCCTTTTTAAGATGCTAATATCATTAGGATATACAAATAGATGTAAAACCATTTTCTGATATTGTACAGGTAATGATGCTATAGCGTTTTTTATATGCTCTTCAAATATGATTTTTTCATCAGTATTAGCACTAATTGCATTTCTCATTTGTACATTATCATGCGCTAAAAAATGGTTGTTCGCATAATAATTCAGTAAAATTGTTCGTAATTTTGACTGTGTGTCTGTTATTTCATCACCACTTTCAACTATATATAGAAATGCTAACGCAGCATTCAAACAAGCGTCATCATTATGTTTACCAGTCTTTAATCTAAAAGACATCTCTTTTGCAATATAAAAAATAGATAATCGTATATCTTCTTTTAATGGATTTCCTATATTTGGTGATTTAATCTTTTTTGCTAATACTTCTAGTATATCACTAAGAATATTTATCTTCTTATTTTTAAGAAATAAAATCAAATCATGATCGTCATTCAAATTCACCACCTTTAATACCAGTCAAAATAGTAAAAGTGCTTTTGGTATCCATAATCTTTCCAGCTACGGTATCTACACTACTATTTTTCATTTTTATTTCAAATTGAGTTGCAGATTTTTTTGTTATTTTATATAATTTAGTTTCAATCGAATCGCCAACATCCAATACCATTAACATAAATACATATTGATCTGATATTTCCGAAGGGAATCCCATTAAAGCCAAGTTTTTTTTTGCGAGTTTTTTCATACATGATTCTTTAAATAAAACAAGTGTATTTATACCAATGTATTCATAACTATCTGTCGATAAAGATTTCGATACTAGCACTTTTGTATTTCTATTGTCATTTATCCCAGTTACATTAGATATACAGTCTTCTATCATTTTTAGAGAATTTGAGGCATCCCTTTTATACAGATTTTCTTTTAATTTTAAATTAATTAACATATAAACTTGTTCAACTTCTTTAGCGGGAAGTTTGCTTAAATGCTTTATTTCTGATAAACCGAGTTTTAATGTTAATTCTTGTTGAAACAACTTAACTTCAGATGACTTATACATTACAGCTTTACCACCTCTACACATACATTTGTATGTAGAATTTAAAGATGGAATTTTGCAATCTAAACGTATTTCACCTTCTTTTTGAACTACTATCAAATCGCTTTTGTTGTTCATCATATTCTTGTTTTATTTCCTGATACTCATGATAGTCAATTTCATAAATCCTTCCTGATGAACTTCTTTCATAAAAAAATTTTAATTTCTCACCACGTCTTTGTCTATCAATATTAACAACTCCTGTACTGGTTGTAACCCTACTAATAAAAATACCCATATCTGCAATTTGAACTTTTCTAGCAGATTCCCCGATACTATCCATGTATAGAACTTCGTGCAAATATGACCATTTGGCGGGTTGTGAAGCAACAAATAATAATTTAGATTCATCATCTCTAGCTATTTCTACAGCTTTATTGTATAATATTTCACCTTCTTCGTAAGAATTATCACTTTTAGTTTTTTTAATTCCACCATCATAATCTAAAAAAATAATATCAACAACATCCTTATCTAAAAGATGTTTTAGTTTTTTATTAACAACACTCTCTAGATCATCAGCGGATAGTCTCCCAGAATCAACAATAGAACAATAAAAATTGTCGTAATATTGTAAATCATGGTTTTCCCAATAAAAATATTTTTTTATTCTTTTTGATAACATTTCTTCTACAGAGATGTTATAATAATGCTGATCAAGTTCATTTAAAGGTAATCTACTGGTCACATCTTTCATTGGAATATTACAAGATATTGAAGCCATTCTTGTCATAATATCAATTTTCATCATATCTGCAACACTTAACCAATATACTTTTTTTCCTTGTCTTAAAAAATTTATTGCTTCATTTAACATAAATAGAGTTTTACCTACTCCCGGTGGAGCGCACACTAAATTAATCGTTCCTTTAATATATCCACCATAACTACATGATTCATTAATGCTATTAAGAAAGCTAGGAATTGGTGTGCCAATTTTTCTTATTTCATCATCAATTTCAATATCCGTAATTCTCTCAATAATTACATCTGAATCAATGGTTTTAATATTGTTTGCATCAAACAATTCTGCATTTTTAAATTCATCAAAAATCTTTTCCGGCGAATCATTGTCACTTAAAATATTGTTAGCTAATTTTTGTTTATAATAAATTTCAAATGTTTTTATAGATTCATCAATTTTATCCTCTGGTAAATCTATATAGTGTTTTACTATATCAACAATTTTCTTAATTTCATTAAAATTTAAATTTTTCTTCTCGCCATCCACCTTATCTACATAAGGTGTACCTGCTAGAAAAGATGTGAATTCTGCTATTTCAATATTACCATCTTTCCTATTTAAAAAATATTTTTTAATCATTCTAGCCGCAGGTGTATCAAATTTTATCCTTTGTAAGAATGGAAATATAATTTCCCTTATTTTAGTATTTCCCAAACTACATGATACTGCAAGATCATTAATCATTTAATTGTTGCCTGTTTTTCTTTTTTTCACGTACTGTCATATTATCATTTTATTTTCTCATTGTCAATCTAAATTAAAATCACCAAAATTATAATTGATTATTTCTCTAATGCGTTAAACCCTAACCGTCTGCGGGCTTGCGTCTGTGCCGCCCGCTACGGAAGGGTAAACGCTCGTGAGAAAAAAATAAGTTTCTACGATTCTATGAATTTACTTTCATAATCAAACAATTATAAAAGTTGCACGCGTTAGGAAATATATCAATGTGTGTGTTATGTGTGGGGATGAACTTAATATTTCTCACAACCTCATTTTCTCAATTAATTTTTTTCTCAAATTTAATTTATATATATTATATTATATAATTCTTTTTATTAATTATTTTAAAAAATGCTATATTTATTATGTTTAACACGTCATCTTCTAGGAATTTACTTTACAATCAAATAATTATAAAAGTTGCACGCGTTAGGAATATATATCAATGTGTTTGTAATATGAGGACTGAACTTAATTTTTCTCACAACATAATTCTTTCTCAAATTTTCGTTTATATATATTATATTATACAATGCTTTTAATATTTTTTATATTACTAGAGAACTTTCTCACGAGCGTTTACCCTTCCGCAGCGTGCGGCGACCGCACAAGCACGCAGACGGTTAGGGTTTAACGCATAAGAGAAAATGTTATTAAAGAAATTTAACTATAATATTGAATATTTTATTTAATATACGGATATAAATATAGTTATTGACAATGATTTATGATGATGTTATAATGCTTTTAAAGAGATTATTGTAAACGTGTTTTTTTTATTTTTATATTGACATCTAATTTTTTTCATGCTATACTGCCTTTCCTTATATATAAAGATCAGGAAAAAATGTTTAAATTATCATTAGAAACAGATCAACCAATTAATTCACTAACAATAGTTTTTGATAACAAAACACCAATAGTTTACTCTGCTACAGAAACAAAAAAAGAAGTTGATGTGGATAAACCAGAAACGGTAATATTACCCAGTATTAACAACAATACAACAATTCAAGAAGAATTAGAGCAAAATGAAATAGATCACAGTGAAATTCTTTACAAAAAAATGGAGCGTGCTGCTGTTGACGCTGTAAATTCCACACAACAAGATATTGATTTTCTTCCCGCTGAAGAGGAGTGTTTTTAATGATTGCAGGTATTGATTTAGGATTCGGAGCATCAAAAGTGGTATTTGGAGATGGTCAGAATATATCAAAGATATTTAAGTTCAGTTCTACTGTTGCAGAATTACCGCCAACAGGATTAGTAACAGATAAAAATCTTATTCCTTATAACGGAAAATATTATTACGTTGGTGATTTAGCACTAAAAAGAAATGATATAATTAATATTGTAACATACGATGAGTTAGAAAAGTACACGCCATTATTATTGCAGCACGCAATTAATATGTTAGGAATAATCCCTAATGGAATTTGCTGTGGTTTGTCTATTTTTCATTATCAAATTTTGCCTATTAGACAAATATATCAACAAGTAATCAGAAATTATTTGAATACAAACGGAATGGGAAACACTAAATTATCGCTGCTTCCTCAAGGTGTGGGTGCGAAATTAGCATTTCAAAAATATTACACAACATTTCCAACACCAACATCTGAATTTTTAGAAGATAAAAGTTATTTTGTTGTTGATATTGGTTTCAATACTATTGATGTATGTCATGTTATTAATGGTGTGGTTTCAACTGGAAATGTTAAAGGAATTAAAGAATCAGGGTTAATTTCGGTTGCTAGGAAATTGCAAGAGACAATCAAAGAGAATTACAAAATTGATTTGCAGTTAAAAGAATGTCAAGATGTGCTATATTCTCGTTCATTTAAGAGACGCGGCACGACCTATGATGTTTCTCAAATTGTAAAAGAATTGTTAGACCAATATAAAATAGATATTGAAAAAATACTTAAAGATAATTTCAATGATATTCTTGATAAATTAGATTTTATAGCTTTTGTTGGGGGTGGTGCTTATCTCTTTAATAAGATAGCAGATGATTTTTACAAATGTCCACAGGAATATTGCGAATACATGAATGCCATCGGTTTTTTATTACATCTAAATAAATAACATAATTTCAAAAGGAAAACATGAACACGAGAGTTTTGGACGAGTTTTTTGCAGAAAATCCAATGATAAATAGCAGCACAAAAGGATTAATTGTGAATCAAATCGCTAGATTGTTTAGAAATAGCGATAAAGATACGGAATTATCCTCGATATTATCATTAGATAACCCTATAGTAATTAAAAAATTACTAGGTAGTCTCGCGTCGACCAAAATTCCCGTCAACCAATTGGAACAGTATAATTATGTATATTTATCATCTGGATATGTAAAATCTCTTTTTTCATTATTGAATTCATATTCAGATGATGATTTGAAAACCACGTTGTCTGAAAAAACCACATTTAGTTTTAAGAAGGATAAACTCGGATTTAAACATAGAATTAAATTAATCAGTCAATACATTAGATTTGTGCATTGCTATACTTTTTCCAAGTATTTTGAGAATTTCTATCCATCAAATACTCGCGATACATTTAATAAACATGACTTTAGAAAAAAGGTCACAGGGATTTCTCGCGATTTATTAATGTACAAGTATAGCATTCGTGATACAAATATTTTAGCGTCATTTAATTTATTGTTTCGCACCGGGTATTCATCAACAAATATTCGCAAATGCCGCAGATACACAATACCCAATAGCGTGTATAATGGCTATATTAACGATTACAATAAATATAATCATAATCACGACAATTCAGCAAGTGTTGTTGTAGATTTGGCGACCATTAAGGATATTAATGATCTTGAATCTGTTGATTTTGTTGTTGTAAAGTTATCCAAGAAATCATCGAAGTCATTAATAAAGAAGTCATTAACATCGGATAAACGCAAAATAGGATATATCGTTCCTCAAAATATATCTGGCATTAACGATTATATTAATAAAGAAACGGATACCATTAAGCGCGCAATTGCTATCAATTATCTTAAGCATCTTAATGATGTTGGATTGGAGATTGATGGCTATATGTTCTATATTTCTATTTATAATGAACAAGAAGGCGGACGTTGGTCTGAAATAGAAGTACCATTTCAAAATATGCCGACAGAATTCAAGAGATATGCGTTAAGTGGGTTGCAATATAACAATTATGACATTAAAAAATGTCACCCAACAATCATAACTGAGGTGCTGTCATTAAACAATAAATCTTCCGAAAAGATCGGAAGGTACGCACGCGGAGAAATTTCGAGAGAAAATTTAGCGATTGAGATTTTTGGTAGTCAGGATGCTAAATATGTTAATTTAGTAAAAGCCATTATTAATGGCTTGATTTACGGCATGTCTTTGCGCCGTAAAGAAGGTGCATTATATATGCTTCTTATGGAAGCAGGTATTAACGCGAGAGAAGCCGATTTTTATCGCAAGAAAATATCACTTGTAATGGCTGATTTAATAAATGATTTATCTTCATTTAATGAGGTTGTGCGCGGATATTTAAATGATAACAAAATAGAAATCAATAATGAAATCTATATAAAATTACCAAATGGTAAGCACTATCATGTGTTAGATAAAAAAATCTACTATAATTTTCTGAAAATTCGCTATCATTTCATTACAAGCTATGAATCAAGCGCGATACAGCATATTTGCAATGGTATTGAGAATTCACCGCACTGTACAGTGTTGGTTAATATGCACGATGGTTTGATCACACTAGGTCAAATACCATCTGAAGTGATTTCGTCTGCGAAAAAAGAATCACTTTTCAAAACATTTGAATTGGAGATTAAGTTGTTATGAAAATTATTTTGAGTGGTGCGTCTGGTACAGGAAAAACGACATTAATGCAATCATTGTCGTCGCGTTTAAATGTTGATATATTAAATATACCAACTACCAAATATTTATCAAAATATCAGATAAAATCACAAGACGATTTGGTTAAAAAGGGAATAGAAAACCCAGAAATTGTTGCTGAATTTTATCATGAAATGATTACTGAAAGATGTTCATTAATAGAATATAATGATAATTTTATTACAGATAGAAGCCCGCTGGACTCGATTCAGTATTACCTTTTGCAACATGTTTATTTTAATCGTAATTGTGAAAATCTAATTAAATTACTTATAACTAAGAGTATTGACATTTTAAATGAAAACGTGTATATTATCGTTTTGCCAATCGCTGAAGATTTTAATCAAAATAACGGAATTAGGACGCTAAATAACGGATATAATAAATATTATCAAATCTCTTTATTGCATTTATATGATGAT